AACTTTTTTCATATTTTTTATAATTAAGGGGAGAGCCGAAACCCTCCCCAATAACCAATTATTAACACACAATAATATTACGCAGTTGTAATATCAACTATTGCACCTAATGCAGCAGGTTGCTTAATAACTACATCAACGAATTGATTAATAGTTAATGCTGTGAACCCGCTTCTTGCTTGTGAAATGTTATCTACAATTAATTCAACTCCACCGAATTGACCAACTACAACCTGAGAGAAATCTCCACCAATTAAAGCTGAACAAACTGCACCACTTGAACCTTTAGTCAAAGTACTTGGCACACTTGAAGTAGAGTATAATGGATAGTTAGCAATTGCATTTGGTGAACCTCCAAAGTTGTTGTTATAAGTAACAATCATTGCACCTGAACCTGTATCAGTTGAAGTCTGCAACGCCTTACCATGAACCAAAGGATTAGTTAACCACTTGAAGTTATCCATGTTCGAATTTGCTTGTGCAATTGCAGACCATAATTCTAATGCTTTTGCAAAAGATAAAGCTGCGCCATTAGTACCCATAGCAACCGATTGAATTCCCGAAGTATTTAAGATACCTGTTGGTTGACCTGACGAACCTGAACCATTGATAACAGCAGCTTGTAAAGTTTGCGCCATCGAAGCCATAATATCCATCATAATCATTTGGTCAACACTTCTGTTGGTTTGAATTGCCAAACGCTTAGAAATGTTAGTTGCACCATATAATAACTTAGGACGTAAAGCACGATTTACAACTGTTGGGTCATCAGGACTTTGAGTTCCTGTTTCACCATTAGCCCATCCACTTACAACAGCTGAACTGAATCCCGGTATATCAGTGTTAGCAGATAAGCCTGTTAACTTTTGAATACCTAATTTGTCCAATACTGAATAAGCAAACAAAGCATCAAACCAATCAATCTTTTCAGTAGGAATTAAGAATCCACCATCAGCATCAGTTGCCGCTGTCATGGTTCTCTTTTCAGGCATGATTGAGTTCATTACTGAATTACTCAAGTAGATTCCTGTTGGATTAATTCCTGCGGCTCTTGCTTCGTTTCTTGATTCTTCAATCATTTCCTTTTCATAACCTGAAACTTTATCGCCTTCGCTTAAAAGTTTTGAGATTGAAAATCTGTCTTTGCTTCTCTTTTCAGGAGCATCAACTTTTCCGCCTGCTACACTTGCAGCTCTCTTTTCTAAATCCAAAGCCAATTCAACTTCTTCATTAAATTTTGCTTCGCTATCAATAAGGCTGCGAAGTTCAGCCTTTTGTGAATCAGTTAATGATTCAACTTTCGCCAATTCGTCTATCTTTGTACGAACGGCAGCGCGTTCCTCACGCAGTTGCTTACTTGTTTTCATTTCTATTTAATTTTAATTTTAAAATGTATTCTTGAGTTGTTTCTATTTGTTTTTTTGGTCTTTCGTGATCAAAGTTTCTTGCTTCTACTGAGGTACTTCCATAAGCAGGAAAAGTAACAGGTGAAACGTCTTGTAGTTTGCTTATCTTCATGATAGTTCTTCTGTCGTATGTTCTGCCATCTGCATCAACTAATTCCTCCCACACTGCATTTTCAACATAAAATCCGAATGAACTTTTAGAAACATAACCTAATTTAATATCCTCAGCTACCTTTTCTGCACATTCATTCAATGCTTTAAATTCATACTTCAATCCAACTTCATCAATAGTTAGATTAAGTCCTGTTTCAGCATTCCCATTCGTGCGACTTAACAACATATTCATATCATGATTGAATAATGCTGCAACGTCTGTCATATCGCATCCCTCAAATGCTCTTTCGTTAATTACTTCCTCGTACCAACCCATGTCAGCAGGTTGATTGAACATAGCCGCATAACCTGAGATTGTCATTGGCATTTTCTCCATTTCTTCGCCTTCACCTTCTGACCTAATCTCTACCTTATGGCTTAATATTCTTCTTTCTAATTCCATTTAATTATCTCCTATTGGTTGTTTATCTGTTGCCTTAGAATCGTTTAAACTTTTACCTGCCCAAAATGCTGATGCTTCTGTTGATGGAATCATGTTAACAGGAATCATATAATGGTTGCCTGCTTCACCTATTGTATTTTCACCCATGAATCTCAAAGCATCATTGGCATTGTATGCACCTATCATATACATTCTCGTTACAAATTGACTCATTGCTGCACTATCACCACGCATCAACATATTAGCACTAAACTTTGCGTCTAATGCTTCCATTTCATTTGTCTTGAATAACTTGCGCTCAATCTCTTGTTCAAATCTGATTATCCAAGGCATTAAACAATCTGTTACATACTCAATATTCAACTGCTCTAAGTTACTTGAACCTGTTGACCCTGCTTGAAGTTTTGAAAGTGGCATCCTGAACCAGCGTGCAATATCTGCCACATTAAATTCCTGCGACTCGATGAATTGCGCTTCATTTGGTGTTACTGAAATCTTAGTGAACTTTGCACCATTGGCTAATAATCCAACGCCTGCCGCTGTTCCTGTTCCTTTTATTGAACTTATAAACTTTTCTTTGATTGATTTGGCTGCATTTTCATCAGGTACATTGCCCGGTACTTCAATCGTTCCTGTCATAGTCGCACCATTTCCAAAAAATCCACTTGCATAAGATTGAGTAGCTAATGACTTCCCTATACTTTCCGCTGCATAACCTACTACTGACTTGCCTATGTAGCCATCACCCATTCCTTTAATATGGAATATGTCATCCTGAGTGAACGTGCCACGAACTCCCGTATTCACATCTTGAATTATGTAGTATAGTTTACCGTTGTATATCTGAGGTGTCACATACCTTGAATCCAATACATACAATGCAATTGGCTTAGCGTTGGCATCTCTATCAATATAAGCATAACCATTGCCATCAATTAGAGCATATTCAATTAGAGTCTGTCTGAATGTGAATGGTGTTGATACATCACTTGGATACTTATTGATTAAGTATGACGCAACATTTGCGACTTTAGTTTTATTTCCATTTTCATCAACCTTATAAACAAAAAAAGGCAGCTTAGAAATATCCTCTGAGATGTTTCTAACACTGCCATAAAATGCTGATAAGTTTAATGAAGTAGTTTGATTGACAGTCTTTCCGCTTGAATTTTCGCCAAAATTAAACCAATTCGGTATAATTGACGATTGAAACATACCTCCGCTGACCTTTAAATCAGGTAGTTTAGCACGTTTTTCAAGGCCTAAAAGCTGCATTAATGTTGCCATATTCAGCAACAAAGGTTAACAGATGCCTTAATTAATAGCCTAACAAAGTAAAATTAGGCTTATTTTGTTAGTTTTTAATCCCGATTTTCACTATAAAATTGACTTTTTGCAAACCTAAAAGAGCCGTAACTGCTGAATTTATTACGGCCGTACCTATCTTTTACTTCAATTTCTAAAAGTTCATAGATTTGATAATGCGTTTTATCTTTGTGTTCCTTAAGTAGTTCAATAAATCTTGCAAAATACCTTGATGTTGTTATCATAATTTAATTTGTTAATAAGCATAATTAATACTTGTTGGCTGCATTTCGCTATTAAGTAATCCACCCAATGCCATGACCAAAGATACAGGACCATCAACCTTTTCGCTTGACTTAGATTTGTCAATCTTGATATTATCAGCAGGGTCACGACTTATCATGATATTACTTACCTGCCATCTCATACAAGCGTTTCCATTGTGTTTAAGTTCTTCATTTATTAATAGTTCTTCAAGCTTTTTTGTAGGAAAATCCATATCTTTATAACCCTGACCAAAGCCCATGCACTCCACCCCAACTGATTCTAATTTACTAACAATTGTCTCACTTTGCCACCTGTCAAATACAATCATTTTTAACTTAAACTTTTGGCTAATTTCCTGAAACTTCATTATTATCATCTCTTCATCTCTTGACCTTGTATGGAATTGTAATACATCGCCATTCCTTACCCATTCAGGAAAGTCTATTGAGTCTAATTCATACTTTTTATTTTTAGTTTCCTCTGGTATAAAGAAGTAATTCAATGTTCTAATCTTATTATCTTCACATCTGAATACAACTGAAATAGAATTTGTATCACCAACACTTGCAAGGTCACACCCTGCCACACATTCTAATCCTCTCAAGTCATCTTCATTATAATCTTCTTTTGCTGAAATCCATAGTTCATCACTTATCCACCTTGTAATACTTCCTGTCCACTTGTTCATGTGTAACCTTTGAAAAGAGTTCATGAAAATTGGCAGTTGTACCGCCTTTTCAAATTGTTTTTGAAGTTCGTCAGGCTGGAAACTTATTCCTAAATTTGGGTTCGCTTTTATCCAGCAACTTGAATCTTTCCAATCGTCTTTTTCATCAATTGAATATACAACTCCGAACCACGCATCATTTTTCAAAGTACCTTCTAAAATCTTCTTTGTGTATTCATGGTGCTTATAACAGATTGTATTCTTGTTACTGCCCGCTGTTGTTATCTCGACTATTAATGGCTGTTTTCTTGCTCCTTTTGCAGTGTCTAATAACTCAATAACCTCAGCGGTTTTATGTGCATGAATCTCGTCAATAGCTGCGAAGTGAACATTAAGGCCGTCTAATGTTTTAGAATCTGATGCAAGCGGTTTGAATGAACCTGAATTTGATTTACAAACAATCGAATCCCTAAACACATTTAGCTTTTCACTTAAAACTTTGTTCCCTCGAACCATTCGGCCGCACTCTTCAAAAATAATTCTTGCTTGGTCTGACTTAGTAGCAGCGGAATAAACTTGCGGGGCTGATTCTTTGTCTATAAGCAATGCACCTAAAGCCATGCCACTGACTAATGTAGATTTACCATTCTTGCGGGCAATTTCAATATAAACATTTCTAAACCTTCGCCTATTTTCTTTTTGCCATCCATAAATTGACATGATTATAAAAGTTTGCCAATCTTCTAAAATGAATCTTTCGCCTGCCTTTTCCCCGATTGATAGTTTTAAGACGTTAAAAAACTTACACCAACGCTCGCCTTCATCAATATCAAATACTAAATCCTTTCTTTTCAGGTCTTTTAGGTGGCGTTTGACAGCTAATTGCTGCCATTTACCCGCTATCCATTCACCTGACTCGACAGCCTTAATGTAATTATTGAATTTATCTTTAAAGTTTATTTCCATTTTTGGTAATTCATGTATTGCTAAAATAGGCTTTTAGACAATTTAATTAATTGATAATCATGTGAAACTTAGTTTTTATTTTGGCAATACGTTTCACGACATTAACATTTCTAATTCGTCTTTTTCATTCTCGATTTTTGGTGCTGAAATCTTAGAACGTGAAACAGGTGTTAATCCGAACTCCTTACATAACATTGTGTATTGCTTCGAGGCGTTATCCCTTACTCTAATCATTGGGTTTGCTTCTTTGCGCTGCCCGATTACTTGACCATTCTTATCAAAAATATCTACAAATATCTGTAAACCTTCGGCCTTAATTAAATCGTCAGCTTCCATGTATGTACCGTATTCATTGCACATAATAAGCATTGAACCAATATCTAACTTAGTGATTAACTTTACTTTGCCGTATTCTTCAAAAAGATTATTCCATAATTCAACGCCCCATTCATTCAATTCACTTGGTGCTTCGTGGTCTGTTATGTAGTCAGGTGTAAGTTCGTCTTTAGTTAATCGACTCTTTTCTAAAGTGCCTTGAAGTTCTTTTATTACTGTTGGTTTGCGTGGTCTTGCCATTGGTTTTGTGTGTTTTATAAATTCAAAGTTAAAGTATTACTTTAGATTCGTGTGCGTAATTAATTGAATTTTAGCTATATGAACAAATCATCATATTTCAAAACTTGAAATTTTGCGTGTGTGGACGTTTTTATAATTCAGTGGTTTGGAGTAAAAGGTAGGAAAGGCTACATGACCCATTGGGGTTGTGTCTGATAATCAGATAGTTAATTGATAGTTGAATGTATCTCTATGTTGACGTACTGAGTTACACCTGAAACATGCTGTCTTTAGGTTCGTTGCTGTGTGACTTCCTCCATGTATTAATGGTTGTACATGGTCAAGTGTTGGTGAGTTATCGTTGCACTTCCCAATACTATTCTTATCTGTTTTGTTGCCACATATCCAACACTTAAACTTATCGCGTTCAAATATCTTTAGTCTTTCTACTCTGTGAACTAATGCCCCTACTTTCTTTGCTCTTTGTCTTGCTTCTCCATATCTTTTGTGTCTTTCATTGCTATACTTGTTACTCATTACTTTAGTGTAATTCGTTGAACAACCAATAGAGCAGCATAATAAAGTAAAGTTATCATCTTTAATTATATTATACTCTTTGTTGCATTGCACGCACTGCCTTACTATTTTAGAATTATTTCTTAACGCATGGTATAACCTTAACCTTTCCTTTTTAGTTGTTGCATTATGTATATTAAATCCCTCATTACTTATAAAGTACTTTTTTCTGTCAGTTCTTAATGTGTGTATTTTATTAGTGACTAAGCATGTTTTATAAAATACTTTGCATCTATTGCGCTTTGCATTTAATTGTCTATCGATTAGATTTTGCTGCCTTTCTTCTTTTGTTTTACCTGTTTTCTTTAAGTAGTGTTTATTCATTGTCACACTTCTTTCTTCTTTTCTTTTAGGTTCTTTATCAAAAGACTTCCAACAATCTATACAATAACTTGATATAGACCTGCAACCATCCCTTTTATTTACTCCAATGTAAAAGCATTCTTCAATATTCTTTTTTACTTTACACTTAGGGCAAACCTTTTCAACCTTCTTTTTTCTCATACTGCAATATAATATTAATCAGTGGTTAAACAAAGTAATACTTATTTAAATTTGTTTCCTATTACTTATCTCCTTAGCTGTTTTCTTCTTGTGGCATCTACTGCATAAGCATTGAAGGTTATCAATGTCTGTATAGCTACCACCTTCTGATACTGGTTGAATGTGGTCAATCTCGGGCGGCTTCTTGGTTATGTGAATTGCTACCTTGCAGGATTGGCAAATGTTTAAGTCACGTCTTATCACTACCTCTCTAATTCTTTTCCATGCGGCACTTTGTAAGAATCGAGCATGGTCAGATTGTGTTACGTTTCGAAATGATTCGTTAGGTTTACTTTTATTCCAGAATGGTTTAAGTGTTTTCACTAATTACGATTAACCCTCCCATTCAATTAAAATAGTTTTGACAAATCCATTATTCCATTGTTCGTATTGTTTAGCTATATCCTCATTTGACCACGATACGGCAGCACCTGTATCATAGACAT